AAAAACTAAGTATCCTACACTCGGATTCCGTGGATATATTATAGACACAGATGGCTCAATTAATAGGGTTATTTAGTTTAGATACGATATAATAAAAAATATCTCGCAAAAATATTGAAACTTTATCTATAAAATCGGCGTTTTAAATGTTCAAAGGTGTAAATGAGAAAAGGTGTAATAAACAGTAAAATAAAAACAATCTTGTATGTTTTTATTTTATTTTTAATGCATTTGTAAAACCAAATACTTATTTAACACAGGAATTTGTTAGCGAGTTTTTCGTGTGTGGTTTCTTGCCTTTCTGCAGAACGCGCGCTTTGTTCCGCGAGCCACCTTGCACCCCTTAACCTTCTTGCACTTGTTTGGGGTCTGGACCCGTTTGCCCTTACACAAAGATCTGTTTGCCATAGTTGATATATTCTAACAAGAAAAAATAACGGGACGAACAAACTACTAAAATGTACGCGCTTGTTATACTTTCGTAAAGAACTTTGTCATACTTTGAACACCGGCCTTCTCATTATTAGTTTCTCTTAAATATTCATCAAATAACAACGCCTTTATCTCCTTACACCGCAGCGATTCTACTTTTTCCTCAAATTTATCTACATCATCTATGTATTCCTTGCGCAGGACTTCTACATCTCTTTTAAATTTAAGGAGTTTGGGGCGCTTTCCCTGCATAATCCATATTTTCTCAAGAACCAGTGCGAATACCTGCTGAACAGGCTTCATGATTTGATTCGTAATATAAAACGAATAGTCAATTTTCAACTTATTTTCAGTAATAAACGAAGGCGTTTCAATTTTTTCACCTTGGAGCGTCTTTTTACCGCTTGTAGATATGTAAGCAAATGGGATTCTATCTCCCGGGCCCGGTTTGTTACCAGGATCCCTCGCGGTCATTCTATCTGCGAGAACCTTGTGCGCGATAGACTGCGGGTTCTTGTACCCAGAACGCAGCGATTTTGTTATAATGAGTTTGTCCATGCTGTAGTTCTCGTTAACAATATTTTCTAAGCAACCCCGCAAGAAGTCAATCGCCTCCTGAATATTCTGCTTTTTCATGAGAATGTCAATAATACCTCCATAGATATCCTTGACGATTGGTGCATTATCTCGCCTCTTTAAGACGATACCCATTTCCTTCCTTTTGCCCTTATTTGGGTCCGTTTCATAAAGCATCCCGACGTACCGTTTCTTTGACAGCAAACAGAAGGGCATAAATGTCTTCTCGTATTCTAAATCGTGAGGTCCCTTTAAGAATTGCGACGCTAAGTGACCCGCTTGTTGCGCAATTTCAATAGTTATTTCCAGCGCATCTTTGCCGCGAATCGGCACACCATCTGGCGTTTGCAAATTAAATGTGAAGAATACCGAATCCGTATCTCCATATATATATTCTGCCTTGGTTAACACCTTGCCGTGATTCTCTGTGTCGCAAATCCTGTCGGCATAACACTCCTCAATGATTCGCTTGGCATAAGTCAGCAGTTTTCTTCCTATAGCTGTAGTGCAGGCTGCAATGTCCTTTTCATAGAATGTGCTCGTCTTTGCACCGCATTGTCCATAAAGGGAGTTGGCTGTGACTTTGTAACCCAGTTGGCGCTGGTCCAATACATTCTTCATAAATTCGTCGGTTTGTTGCGGCATCAGCTTTCGTGTCTCTTTTCTGGCCTTTAAAAGTTCTTTTAAAATAGAAGGCATTATACCTTCGCCTTCTCCACTCACACCCTCCTGCTTAAACGGCTGCGCAAATCTGCATAATTTATGCCCATTCAATATCTTTTCTGCTGCAGCCTTGGGGTGCTTCCGGCGATATACATATGTATCATACTTGACATCAACATACGAATAATTCGGTAAGTTGTCATAAATGTAATTGCCCGCCGCGTCCTTCTCGCCCCAGGCTTCAATCAAGTTGCCCGCTAAATCATATTCGCGCGTCCAAACCTTGCTATCATGCGACAAGTTTTCGCTAATCATTGAACTCGGATATAGTGACGCATAATCTACACATGCTACAGGATTATCCAAGTACAAGTCGCATTTTGGGTCCAATACGATAGCCCCCTCATAGCCCTCGTCAAGGTCGCCCTTTTCTATTACAGGCATTAATGTCCGCTTTTCTCGGCACTTTTTTGCAATATAACTTGTCAGCTTGATTCCCTGCCCGCGCATAACCAGGAAATTTATTGGCACACTGCAGATCTTGGCCATCTCAATGAACCCTGTAAGTATGTCCGATTTATTAAACAAGTAATGTACCAGATTACAATCCTGAATACAGTATTTCGCGATAACGGATCTATCATCCGCAGTTCCGTTGGTCATCCGAAATATATCCTTGGGAGTAACGTCGTCCTTGGCCAAACACCACCTAACCTTCTTGCTAAAATCAGGGTTAACTGAGCCATTAATGACGAACTTGCACGCGACCTTATCCACATCAGTTACAAGATACTTTGCACCGTCAGCGTAGTAGTCAACCGAATGCCCGATTTCTTCAAAGTGGACATAACTCCCATTTAATAATCCGGTCATGTTTGCGGTTTTAATCGTGGTTGTAGACTCGTCGGCGTGTTCTATACCCTTGATAAAGTCGCCGATAAAATTGCCTGCAACATAATCCAGCTTATATGAAATCAGGTTTGCCTCACGACGGTAGAAGTTATACAGATCAACCTGAAGACGCCCATTCATTTTAATAAATCGTAAGTCGTGCTGACCGCTCGCAAGTTGAAGGCTACTTTCTTCAATCTTGTACTTTCCGGTGCCATATCCATCTTCCGACTTTATGGGCGTTCCGCAGACTTCGTCGTGGTTGCGCGACAACTTTAAAAACTCCTCCGCACAATCATTTTCTTCGGCGCGTCTAAACATAAACTCGTAATCAAATCCAAATATGTTGTAACCGATAACAATGTCGGGGTTTTCTCGTTGAACCAGTTGTTGCCATGCAAGTAAAACCTCCTTTTCCGTACTATAGCTTTCAACCACACTGTTTTCAATTGGCATGTCAGAGCATGTGTTCAGGACAATGCAATGGTTAAAGTGAGGATCCTTGTTTCCATAATTCATAAATGTTGAACCGATGAATGTACACTTGTCGCCCTCTAACTTGGGGAATACCCGTTTCAAGGACTCGTTTAGTTCAAGTAGCTTCCCCTCGCGCTCAAAGGTTTTATCGCAAAGGATATCCGAGATTGTCGCCTTTTTGTCTGTGTACGTTTTAATGTATTTCCTATGTTCATCAGCGTCGTCTTCGTCCATGCCCATTTTTTCAAACATAGATTCAATTGTGTTTGCCTCTGCGTTCGCATCAGACGACTTTAGGTTTCTTACCTGGGTTTCAAGCCAAACTTCACAGAGTCGTTGGACTTCTGGTTTTGAGCCAGGGTGTTTTTTGGGGTACACCAAATCAATCTGGTCCATTTTTTCATAACCAAAGGCTGCGAGAACAATTCGTCTTAAAATATTCTTGCACAGGTCCTTTGTCATATCCATTTTAAGACCCTCAAAATACTCTATAATGTTTGTTGCAAGTTTTTTATATGTTTTAACCGGGACAGGGAAATCTCCGTGACTGCTGCTTGCCTCAATATCAAAACTCATTATCTTGTAAGGAACCCGCGTTTCCTTATTATTCAACGGAATGATATTTTTATAATTGGTAGTGAAATCCACATTGCAATTCACGCGCTTCATGTCGCCCTTATTTTCAGTCGCCTGCTTCTTTGGGACTGCGACCCATCCGGAAGGACTAATGTCTTTAATGTGGAAGAAACGCAGAAGTGGCGGAATATTTGCTTCATATAGCTTGGTATCGGTGTTATTAAATTTATATCCATTTGGAAGCAATGTGTGGCCGTTCTGATAATTTGTATACCAGAAGTTCTTGGCCTTGTTAAACGCATTTAGGTTCGCAAATTCAAGAAATATGAACTTATGTTCCTTCCCTCCGTCGAACCCGTACAACTTTTTACGCTTTATAATTTTACACTCTGTTATGGAGTCTTGGTAATATTTACCCATTTTCTCCTTTAGATGGGTAAGGAAGTCCTCCTTCATTGAAATCGTCCATTTGTCGTTCACCATTACGTAGAAGAATGGCTTGTATCCTTCCGCTATGACAGAGTATGTTTTCCCCGATTCGTCAACCCCAAACATCTGGATCATAAAACTATTGGAATCTTTGTATGTGTTTTGCTCTTCATCTGACGACTCCATCGCCGAACCCTTAGCATTGTACACGTTGAAATCTAAAATTCTGAAGACGTGCTCCATTCTTAATACTTGTAATGCGTTATGTTTATCTTGTTTAACGGGATTCAATTTTATTTAATTCTTTAGTGTATAAATTTGCCGCAGTGGATAATAGTATTTAATAAAAATAATATTATTCTGTACATGCACTACCGTCTACCATATTTACAATGCTGGCGCTGAGAGAAACCTCTGGGTTTTCGGCAATTAATGCTGCGTTTGTATTTTAAAGACCATTTGCCACCGCGATGTCGTTTAGTTCGGCCGCCCATATAGCGGCGAGTTTTAGATGCAGAACTGCGCTTATTGTGATGACTACTATGTTTGTGACCATGGTGTTCATGGTGACCAGGATGTTTATAATGCGTTATATCACTTTCGCCGAGTTTGTTCTCAATCCATTTAACAAACGAATCAATCTGTCGGTCTTTAACGTCAATCTTGCAGTCTTCGTAGTTTTCCGATGTATGACCCGAGTTGGTTATATACCTCATTGTTGGGAAACTTGATGGTTTGGGGTTGAGGTGGGTGATATTATCTGCCATTATATGGTCTACGGAAACAATTGCAACATCCGGTCTATTTAAAAAATCGGCCGGCAATACATTCTGTAATTTTTTCCACTCTGGTCTTGTGGCATTACACGGCCCGCACCCTTCCATGAAAATCAGCATGAATGTTTTATTGTTCTTCGCACCCATGATTTTATTTAGTTCGGCAATTGTCCCCTTTCCGCCCATATTAGAAGGTTTATTCTCAATGTGCAAATATACCATTATATAAATTAAATAGAAAATAAATTATAACATTTTTATCCTCGTAGTATATAATGACACCCTTAACATTTGTCTTTATATTAGTATTTTTAATTGGTCTATATTTTTACGCAAAAGGAAGCAACCCGGAGGCATTCACCAATAAATATTCTAAGCAGCCGAGGTGTCCTAATCTGCTCATTCAGAAGGGGTCGCGGTTTTATCTATATAATTCTAAACTGGCGGAGGTGCCTGGCGTGAACCCGATTGAATTTGATAATTTAGAAGATTATACCGAGTTCTTGGATTGGCAAAGAAGTCAGAATATTCGTTGCCCGGTATTGTATTTACAGGAGACATATGATGCGCAGGGTAACAAGGTCTACAAATCGCGACCGAGCGTGTCAGAACCTCAGGCCGGTCTACCCCCGTCTGCCGCTTCTCCTGTGGGCATTGCTTCACAGATTCCGCCTATTATGGAAACGTCGTTGGAACCTGTCGGCGATCAAGCATATCCGAATCCAACGCTATTGGTTGACGCGACCAGAAATGACCCTCCTTATAACCAACAGTCATACCCTGCACATGACCAGACCAGTTATTATATTGGGACCACAACGCCCTTAGATAAGATGGACTTTGACCAAGAATCGGCCAAGGTAAGCCCGAACCCGATGGACCCCAACTGGGGTGGCGCAACATACACGCAGAACCTTGTTGACAAGGGGTACTACAAGGACGACGAAGTCCAAATTTACATTCCTTAAAATAATAAAACACTTATAAAATAATAAAACACTTATAAAATAATTAACTTGATTAAAAATTTAATTATTTTACTTCTATTTAACTGCTGCCATCCACAAACTTCATGACACTATTTAATGCGGTCTTTGCTTGTTGCAGACTTCCCAACTTTTCAATTGCAGCCATTGGGTTGTTACGATGGTCAACCGATAATGTGGTTTGTAACATCAGACAGTTGATGAAATCCTCTACATTAAGAATGGCGGTTTCATAATCGGCCCGATATTTGTTAATTAACAATACGTCCATTGACCGAATATTTGAAGCCTTTATTGCGGCGCCATAGGCTGCGGCGTTCCCTGCAACGCCATTGTCGGCGGATGCTGCTGCATTATTTCCGGATGCGTCGGACATCCCCTCCATACCATCAATATTGCTCGGGCTAAAACGTCTAAACATTAAATAGGCCAGAAAAAATAATAGGACAAATAATCCCAAGTGTACGATTTCGTTCATAATATATAATTTTATTTTTTCACGAGAAACTTTACAATATTCGCAATGCTGGTTTTATTGATTCTTCGCGTCTGACCCTTTGCATTTGTAGACGTTATATTGTGTAGGCAATCTGCGTTCGTTTCCAGTTCCTTTATCAAATTTGGCAGCGTTTTGTATTGGTGTAAAATGGCCAATGCGGTAACTGCACTTACACCAGGTATTTGACAGAGCATGATTTCTCCAATATTGTCGGGCGTAATGTTTTCCTTCTTGACCTTCTTAATAACACTCACGTAGTCTTTTTCGCTTTGTTCGGCTTCGTCTGGTTGTTTCACGCTTTCAACTGCAGCACTCCCCCCTTGTTGTGGCTCCGATGTAACTGGAATAGGAGTGCAAGGTTCCTGAATAGAAGTCGGAATAGGAGCAACTGGCATTAACGGTTTATTTGAGTAAAACGCCCTCTTATCTGCAGGCTCCTTCGCCAGTTTATAAGCCATATTGCAGATAATAGTAGCAGATTCTTCTAAAGAGAATGATCTAAACATCGAAAACCCCTTGTAGTAGTTAAGAGAGAACATTGCCGAATATGCGGTTAGTTTATCTACTCTATTGTCACTTTTGAACCGATTCGCCTGGTTCACATCTCCCTCAACAAGATAAATGATATTATGGTTGTGATGATTCAATCCATTTAGTCGATAGGATTGTTCTTCGTACCTACCGTCCTTAATGCTCGCAAGTAGGTCCGTTATAGACTTTCTCTCTATAATCAATTTGTCTTCATTTTCGTCTGCAATAATAATATCTCCAATAGGTAGTGTCTCGGACTTTATTATAAGTTGTTTGAATATTGGTATGTTCGCCACCAAACCATTAATATGACGCAAGAGGTCGCTTTCCCGAGTATCAACCTTGATAATCATAAGTTATTAAATTATCTAATAAATTCTTATTAAATCATTTAACGTATAAATAATTTATCCACAAATTCGCTAAATAAATACCGAACTGTTTTAACCCATATTTCCACCATGTGTAGCATGGTATCCATACTTTTGGGTCTGGATTGTCCTGTTAGGGACGCAGATGAGAGGGAGTCTTTGAGGAGCTCCAATCAAATTGGGGTTGCTCGACAAAAACCAACCAACACGAGGGGCAATTCCCGCCTTTTTTGGGCCGCCGCACACGTTAGTTCTGTTCACGATTGACGCTTGATTGCGAGCGGATTTTCCAGCACTCATTAGCACCATAGTATATACTACAAAAATATTAAAATTTTATTTTATTTTAAATTAATCTAAATATTTGAATATAAAACCTCCGGCTGTTTTTCTACGATTTACTAAAACCCCCCTTATATTAGTTTTGCCAATATCCAACTCTTTTGAAGCGTCTATAATAGATTTAAACTCCTTAATTTTATTCATTTCTAAATCATATTGAACAATTTTTCTGGTGTAATTATTTCCTAAACCAATTTTAAACTTGTGAATCTGATTTTCACTATTGGTAACCCATTCAAGATTTTCTACTGAATTGTTTAATTTTTTGCCGTCTATGTGATTAACTTGCTCTTTATTGTCTATATTTTCAATGAATGCCAACGCAATTAATCTGTGTAATGCATAAGTTTTATTGTAAATGTATACTCTAATATAGCCATTTTCGTTAACCTTGTAATTATCCATAATTATTCCCAAACTATTCTTAAATCTTCCTAAGGACGAAACATGATATCGTTTATCCGTCGTATCAACATTTTCTAAAACAACTTGTTTCCAAATTTCATTATCTAAGTCGCCATTTTTATTGTCATATTCCCATTTAAATTTGTATGCTATTTTGGACAACCCACTTAAACAATTTCCTATTGAATTGCGACCATTATGAATTGTTTTTGTATATCCATTGTTGTGCGCCCAAGTGCCTGCTAATTCTATTGAATTATATTTGTCCAATATTTCATTTGTAGTTGCATCTATTCGTAGCACAACCTTATTCTTGTTAGATGTAATTTTCGCACCTTCGCATCTATGAATATTGTTTTCTCGTCGTGTCATCCACTCCAAATTAGAGATACAACTATTTAACTTATTCTTATCCTTATGATTTACCTCCAGCTTATTTTCAGGATTTTCAATAAATGCCAGTGCGACTAACCGGTGAACCTTAAATGTTTTTCTATTTGTGTCATTTACTAAACTAACGTGATAGTACCCCGACTTTACACCTATTTTCAACGGCCTTCCAGTGTTATTATTCCGGATATTTCCCAGAGATGACACATCATAATTCGGAAATTCCGCAATTGTCTTCCAATCTTCCATAATGGGATATATAATATACCATCCTTATATTTAAGCCGCTAACAAACAATATATTGAAAGGGTTTAAAATAAACCAAAGATATTGTGTATAGCAGAATGTCTGACTTCAAAATTAACCACGACGATGATATTGTCCGTACCGAAGATGGTCTTATTTTTAACCCATATAATCCTCTAAATGTTAAGATTACATTGAGCGAAGTTCAATCTATTCTTTCTAAATATGGATTACCATCAACGGTAGATAATGTGGCGCTTTATGAAAGGGCGTTTGTGCATCGGTCCTACACAAAGCGGCCCGGCTTTGAAAATATACAACAAAACATTACCATTGTTGATCGCCCGCCAGATTGCATGCCACTTAGCAGTAAATCTAATGAGCGATTGGAGTTTTTAGGAGACGGAGTTCTTGAATGTGTAACCAAGTATTTGCTTTATAGACGTTTCCCTAAAGCCGACGAGGGGTTTATGACAGAGAAGAAAATTGCCATTGTAAAGAACGAGGCCATCGGTAAAATCGCGCTTGAAATGGGATTGCACAAGTGGCTAATTCTTTCTAAACATGCCGAGGAGAAGAAGATTCGTACCAATTTGAAAAAACTTGGCTGCCTGTTTGAGTCCTTTATTGGAGCGCTTTTCTTGGACTTTAATAAGGTCGTTGTTAAGGATGATGAAAATTGGTTTCAAAACATGTTTGTCACCGGACCAGGGTTCCAAATGGCGCAGAAGTTTATTGAAAGTGTCTTTGAGAAGCATATTGACTGGGTCGCCCTGATTCAGAACGATGACAATTATAAAAACATCTTGCAGGTAAAGATCCAGAAGGAGTTTAAGGTTACCCCGCATTATTTGGAAATTGAACATGACGTTGATTTTGGGTATAAAATGGGCGTATATTTATGTGTTGGACAGGCGATTCACACGGTTTCATATAGAAATGCCGTTGATATATCTGTATTTAAGAACTTCCGCTCTATTCAAGAACACATTGCAGAAAATGGGCGCGCGTTTATATTTATGGGCGAAGGCCAGCACAAGATTAAGCGAAAGGCTGAGCAAATTGCATGTGACGAGGCAATTAAGTTTATTGAAGCAAACGATAAGATTTAAGAAAATATAATTAGTAACGTTTTGTCCTTTTAGTTCTGTTCCGTTTGCTTCTATTTCGTTTGGTTCTTTTTCCACCCGATTCGTTTTTGCTTATAAAACGAAATTTAGAAACTGGCTCTCCTATATTTAACATTTTTTTAACAAAATCCATAGAAGTGTTTCGCTCTTCTATCTTGACATTGTTAGTTCTGTTTTCTTGTTCATATAATTCAAAAATGTAACGATGTGTTCCGGTTTTTGGCGGCGGAGCAGGCCCAGTATATAATAGCGCGTCTTCTCCATTTTTAACATCATTAAATATATTTGTTACTATCCAATGAAACCGATTCCCATATACCGAGTCGGGGTCATGCATCAGCAACGTATATAATTTGTTATTTTCAAAAGGATATTTAATTTGAGGTTTAAATTGCGCTGCACTCGGTTTTAGAAATTCGTTATTTTTTACAAATTTACTATTATAGAATACTTCCATTTATAATATAATGCGGTAAATAAAATACTTACAATGATTAATTTTTCTTTAGTAATATATTATTAATATATATATATAAATGGCAAAGCAAATCCATTCAAGAAGCCGATTAACTCGTAAGGCCCGACGCGGAGGGAGTAGCTCGTCGTTGGGAGCGGAGACGCGTGAAGCGAGACTTTTTTCAAGACCGACGAGTGCTAAGAGCAAGTCCAAGAGCAAGTCCAAGAGTAAGAGTAAGAGTAAGAGTAAGAGTAAGAGTAAGAGTAAGAGTAAGAGTAAGTCTGCAAGTAAGAGTAAGAGTAAGTCTGCAAGTAAGAGCAAGAGCAAGAGCAAGAGTGCGGAAGAGGACGTGATTGACACATGCCCTATCTGCTTTGATCTTCTATCCACAGGCCCTATTGTTACCACTAACTGCAAGCATACTTTCCACGAGGAATGCTTAAGTGG